AAGGTACAGAAGCTTATGGTAATATTACTAAGATCAAAACTATCAAGAACAAGATGGCCCCTCCTTTCAAGGGTGTAGAGTTTGAGATCTTGTTTGGCGTAGGTATTGATCGTATGCTAGAGATCATGGACATGGCTAGTGACTTAGGTATTCTACGTAAGTATGGTAAGACTATCACATACAATGAGATCAAGTATGAGCTCGATGAGTTTAGAACTCTACTAACAGACAATGATGAATTCTTTGATAAGTTGAAGAAAGATATCACTGATAAAATTAATGACGTAAACGAAATAAACGAAACAGAAAATGAAGATACACTTCAAGAAATTGGATTCGAAGGCACAGAAGCCTAAGTTTGGTAAGCCAGGAGATGCAGGTGCAGATCTTGTAGCTACATCAGTTGATTTCTCTAGAGACAATAACAATCAAATAGTATATGGTACAGGACTTGCTGTAGAGATACCAGAAGGAATGGTGGGACTTGTGTTCCCACGTTCCTCTGTACGTAACTACAATTTATCAATGGCTAACTCAGTGGGTGTAATTGATAGTGGTTATAGAGGTGAGATTATGGTTACATTTAATTTTAACTCTAGAACTCCTGATAATACAATTTATCAAGTAAGTGATCGCATTGCTCAGTTAGTAATCATACCTGTACCATTGGCACAGTATGTAGAAGTAGATGAATTATCAGAAACAGAAAGAAACACATCAGGACATGGCTCGACAGGACATTAATCAAATAGAAGAAGAAATACATCAAGCAAATCAAGCAGAGATGGAACGAAGGAAACAAGCTAGTTATTTTCATAACACTTTAACAGATGAGGAAATGAAAAAACAGTTAGACGTAGAACTTACTACTGTATCTTTAACTCCTGAGGAAATTAATGAAAGATTAAAAGAATCTACTTTAAGAGAAGATGATCCTTATGGAGCAAGAAGAGTGTGGAAAGCAATACACGAAAGAGAAATGGTCAATCATCCTGATCATTACCAAGGTAATAACTTTGAGGTGATTGATATCATAGAAGACTATGAGCTAGGGTTCTCTTTGGGTAATGCTATCAAGTATATCCTTAGATCAGATAAGAAAGGTGCTAGGAAACAAGACCTGAAGAAAGCTATCTGGTACATCCAACGAGAGATTGATCGTGAAGACTTGTAGTGTAGACAACTGTAACAATCCTGTATGGGGAAAGGGCTTATGTGTGAGTCACATCAAACGTAAGCCCATTACCCCAAAGAAAGGTGGATTGCTGAAAATGAGGCGTGAATTGTTTGTGATTCGAACTAAGACAGAGACCATGAGAAACTTCTTTATGGAGATCTGGAACGAACGCAAGCATTACTCAGAAGTGAGTGGTGAGTATTTAGGAAGTGAAGCATTATCAACTTTCTTTCATCATATTCTTCCTAAGAGTAAATATCCTGATGTAGCGTATGATAAATCTAATATTATTTTATTAACTTTACCAGAACATGAATCTGTAGAGAATGATATGTACAGATTTGAGGAAGTTAACAGAAGACGTATTGAACTTTTAAACAAAATAAACCAATGACAAACCAATTTTTCTACACTCGTAAAGAGGGTGACAAAGAGTTTACAGACTCTTTTAATGTAAACAAAGTAATTCGCAGCATTGCGTTTGATGATGAGCTAGTAGTATTACTAGATGATATTCATGAGCGTGTTGAGGAGATTCCTACACACAATCCTAAAAGTGGTAAAGTGGTAGGTGTACAACGTAAGCGTGACATCTTCCAGTCAGACATTCACTTAAAGGGTGATGATATTGCAAGATTTAAAAAACTAACAAACATTGAATTCTAATGGCAGATTTTAAAAAACTACGTGGTAATAGATTGTTACTAGACCTTCCTAAGAAAGATGAAGGCAAACTTATTGTGGACGAGAACACAAAAGAAGCTCTTGAAAAAGAGATGATGCAGAAGCTTAACAAGCTTACAGTGTATGCTGTGGGTGATCTTGTTACAGACATCAAAGCAGGTGATGACATCTTAGTAGATCCAGCATCTTTAGGTAAAGCACCAGTGATTCCTATCAATGGAGAGAATAAGCTATTAGTATCACCATTTGATGTTATTTTAGTTTGGTAATATGGAACTACCTTTCATATCATGTAAGTGTATAACGTATGGTAGAGTGTCCACGCTTGAGGAGAGTATTGAATCTTTCCTCAAGCAGGACTATCCTGCTGATAAGTGTGAGCTTATAATAGTTAATGACTACCCCTTACAAACTCTTGTATTTGATCATCCACAAATTAAGATAGTTAACCTAGACAAAACTTTTGATATCATAGGAGAAAAAGAAAACTATGCAACAGAATTATGTCAAGGAGAAATTATATGTCAGTGGGATGATGATGATGTAGCCCTATCAAATCACTTACAGAATGTAGCTAAGTACATGACTGATGATGTAAATATTATTCATTGGGAAGTGGGAGTGTTGTGTCACGTCACAGGAATTGAACATGTTGGTTGGGTGGGAAACTCTGGTATTGTGTTTAGAAAGTCAGCTTGGAAAGCTATAGGAGGACATCCTCTTGAAAATGCTGGATATGATATGACTTTTATTGAGCGTATTCATGAATATGGAGGAAGACTATTTGCTAATCCACCTAAGGAAGAAGCTAGTTGGTTCTATATGTGGGGTGGTAGAGGATATCACATGAGTGGTGAAGGTACAGATCATCCTGAAAAACTCAACGCTATACAAAGGCATAGTGCTCACATAGAAAAAGAGAGACGTAAAGGAGTAATACCTGTAGGAGAAGTTAAACTTAATCCTCATTGGGTTAAAGACTATCCACAAATGTTAAAAGATTTCATCAATAAAGATAAATAATATGTCAATTAAAGATACGTTATATGCCATGAGAAGTGGGCATTATAAGAATGGATTAGAAGACTTAATTAATTATGTAAATACATTTTCTGACACTAAGGAGATGACTATCATTGAGATTGGATCTTATGCTGGAGAGTCAACAGAAATCTTTGCTCAGAACTTTAAAAGTGTCATAGCTATTGATCCTTTTATGAATGACTATGATCCAAACGATCCTGCTTGCAGCTATATGGACCTTACGAACGTTTATAATACTTTTAGTTCAACAACCTCTAAGTATGATAACATAACTCATATCAGAAAAACATCTGACGATGCTGTTGATGAGCTTAAGGATATCAAGGTAGATATAATTTACATTGATGGTTTACACACCTATGATCAAGTTAAGAAAGACATCAATAACTATAAGGGTTTAATCAAAGAGTCTGGATTTATTAGTGGTCATGATCATCATCCAGTTTGGCAAGGAGTTATAGATGCCATACATGAAACAATAGGTGAGCCTGATGAAACGTTTCAAGATACTAGCTGGATTATAAAGTTAAATAAATAGACATGTTCTTAAACATAATAACCCCTTGCTCAAGACCAGAAAACTTAGATGTTGTATCTAAAAGCATCAATATACCTAAAGAACATTATAGGTGGATTGTTGTTTTTGATTCAGAAACTATTCCAGAAAACATTCCAGAGTGTGAAGCCTATTGCATTAAAGATGTAAATAGTGTATCTGGTTTTGGTCAAAGAAACTTAGCACTTGAGTTGATAACAGAAGGTTGGGTATATTTACAAGACGATGATACAATTATGCATCCAGACTTATGGGATAACATTAAAGATCTAGATAATGATTTTATATCATTTGATCAGATTTGGAAAAGTGGTGTACACAGACTGTATGGAAACATAGTTAAATTAAGTTATGTAGATAGTCATAACTTCATTGTGCATACATCATTAATAGGTGATGAAAAGTTTGTTATAAATAGAAGGGATGCAGATGGTGTGTTTGCTGAGAATTGTTATAACAGAGCAAAGAACAAGCACTACATTAATAAAGTGTTATCTACATATAATTCATTACAACCATAAAAGAAAAAGGAGGCCAATGGTCTCCTTTTTACTTGCATGAATAATCACAAAATAGAATCG